AAATGTATCACTGTCCAGTTTTCTTGTTGTAACCGTGATCTGTTTTGGTATTAAGTCCTTATACTGTTCCTGCATCTCAGCAATTGTTGCTATCTGCGATTTGAAAAGTTCTGCATCTCCGTCAAACTGCTTGATGTCAACGATATTGATGCCTTTCTCCCGTGCATAAGAAACAATACTATCTTTTTCCTCTTTGCTAACTATCCTTGGCACTGTCTCTGACCAATCATTACTATTCGATTGAGCCATCTGATACTCTTCGTTCAGTTCCGCCATCCTCTGTTCCCTTGCTGCCTGCTTTTCCTCGATCGTCAGATCATTCCATTTCGGATCTCTGATCTGATTCATCATACAATGACAGTTGATCGACTCACCTGCCGGCAGGTTAGAATCTCTGGGGCACATTGGCTTGTATATAGCTCCGTCAGCCCCGGTTAGAGTGAATGGTTCATCCACTTTCACGCGCTGGCCGTTCATGGCTACATGATTCGGTCTTGGTTTATTCTTGTGTGCTCCTGTATGTTCCCATTCCTTTTCCAGAATGGCAGGGTTTTGGAGCATGGATTCCAGCTGCCCGTAGCTTTCCGCTCGCAGGACCTCGGTTATCGCTGCCCGTCTGGCCTTGTATCCAGGATCCCTGATTCCGCTGTTTGATATGTTGAGTGACACCTGAGCAACTGATAAATGTTCTTTCTGACCATTGATCAGTATCTTCTCAATATCGTTTTTAGTGGACAGGTTCATAAGATCCGCCAGATCTGAGGACCAGCTTTCAACAAATGCCTTCGCCGGCTCTGACAAAATACCAGTTCCGACTTCTGCAAAAGCAGGATCCGCATTCTTAAGGAATCCTTTGACACTGTTCTCCAGCATACCGAAAAATCTGTCATGAAATACATCATATATTGCATTCCTCAGATCAGACTCGTCTTGTAATTTGGGCCAGGTGTTTTTTACAAATCCATCGACCGAAAGCGCTTCTTCCAGCTGTTCAAGCAACTCATCACAGTCAGCATTATATGCAGCCGTCCAGCCTTCCTCTAAAGCATTTATGGTTTCAACAGCTGTTTTTACTTCAACATATCCCTCTGCTTTCAGTTCTTCTTCCAGATCCTCGTCTGCTTTCATGATCAGAACATCTATCGTATCTATCAGTTCATCTACATTTTTTGTGAGAGTAGATACATTTATATGAGTTCTCATCATTCTGGATCACCACCCTGCTTCCGTATCTCTGCAAGGAGTGAACGCACAGACTTCATTATCGCTATGACCTCATCAGGATCACCCGCAGCCTCTGACTTCTCGATCTGATCATCCAGCTGCATCTGGACCATAGGATCATTCGCCGTTTCCAATTTGTTCTGTTCAAAAGCATTTTGCCTGTTCTGTTGTAATTGCTGTTCTCCATCTTCGCCTATCTGTGCTTCACGTTCTCTTTGTGTTCCTAACTGTGAGAACAGTGAAATAGGAATATTACCCCATTCTGCCTCGTAGTCATCTGAAGTTTCTCCAATCGCCTCATAAGCTATCTGCTTAGCTTTGTTAGGCGTGAGCCCACCTGCCTTTTCGGCAATAGTCAGAATTTTATACAAATCATCCGGGTTTGTGATCTCCGGTGCCTTAAAATACACTTCACAGTATTTAAGATTATATCCATTCAGCAGCCTGTTATTAATTGCCCAGGCTAACGATGCTCTTTCAGGCTGGAAAACCTGCTTCTCTGTAACCTCCATAGCCGTCTGAGCAGTAGCACGGTTAAAGTCACGGGTATATCCCACATATAGATCCGGAAGATTGAATGATGATTGTACTCTCTGACGATTGTTTTCAATATATTCCTGGAATAATTCATCTTTCTGCAGCATCCCGGCCAAATCCTTGAATTCGATTTCTGCCGGTTTTCCATCGAATCCGTTATCTAATCCTTCAACTTCAAGTAACAGAAATTTATGCTGTCCAGCTGCACCGCGGATGCCTTCAATATACTCCTGAAGTTTCGCATAGCTTTTTTCAGTTAGTGTTCCGTTTTTCACAGCAATCGCAATTGGAGTATGCCTGCCATTAATAAAATAATTGCAGTTTAAATGTTCTGCCCTTCGTGCGCCATCAGAACCAAGTATCTGTCCAATCCACCTCACTTTACCGTAATTGTCTGTGCCGATCGATAAAACGAACAGCTCATTCGCCCTATACTGTTTTGGTACGGAATTTGAATAAGTCCCATCCCTTAAATCCATCACTCTTGGATCTCCGAACTCCTTGAAGTAGATCGTTGTCCCACCGATGGTCTGTTTGAATTTTCTGAACCGCTTCTTACGCTTTACCTCACGCTCTTTGTAGTAGTATGTGGCCTCGATGTATGGATCCAGCTGCCGGCTCATTCGTATGCTCGGAGTCTCTTTCAAGAACTCCAGCTGCGTCACGTTTCCGGCATTGTCCCGGATCACCTCGATATAAGCGATTCCATATCGCTCCCTGGCTTCAATCGCATCTTCGAACAATTCTTTCGTGTCCTGTTCAATCGTCAGCAGGTTTATGATATCTTCCAATGCTTTCCACTCAGCTTCTGCTTCAGTGGTATCTTCCTGATCATCGTTTTTATATTTAATCTCAATACCATAGCCCGCTATATTATTTTTGTACGCAGCAATACACTGTGGAAGGATATTTGAATTATCCACTATTGTTCCAAGTCCATCCAATTCCAGTTCTGGCTCAAGCCAATCTGAAGCATATTTTTTCTCATCAGCATCAAGCTGAACTGATGCATCAGCTTTAGCAATCGGAGCCTGTGATCCAGTCGGGGCGAACACCCTGACTTCGATATGCTGATTCTTTTCGGCTTTCTCTGCCATAGGCTATCTCCCCTTTCTGTCAATCGGAAAGCATGTCAGCATCATGCAGTCCGCTTCATCAGGAGACCTGAGTCCCCTTTCCTTCATTTCCTTTTTGCTTTCTACTTTCTGCTTGCCACCGGCAAACGCATATTTTCTACATGAAAACTGCCCAACGAGATCATCATCGTCAGGCAGTATCAATGTGGGTTTCCGGGTATTGCCTTCGTCATCGAAAGGCTGGATCATTTCCCTTATAATTCCCATCATGTATGTAGTTGTGTCATAGTAATATTTATGTCTGATCGGCTGTCCAAAATGAATAGGATATATCTTCATAGTGTTGTATTCTTCGGGATGCCGGCGCTTCATTTCCTTCAGCTGATCCGTCACTCCGCCTCCAACACCGCCATCATCTATTTTGACCGGGACAATGCCCTGAAACTTGTAAAAGTCTTTTAATGTTCTATAAAGCTGTGCTATCTGCCCGGCTGTCCAGGTAGTATCCTGCCCGTTATATTTCTTACGCATTTTTGCCACTTCATTGATCTTGTATCCTATACATGTTCTGTCATCTCCAAATCTGGCAACGTCACATCCGATATCGATGCTGTACACTCCAGATCTGTCTATTACCTTCTCTCCCTTATCATTCTCATATATTCCAAGGGCTTTTGCTGTCTCCGGTTCTGGTTCAGTGTTAATACTCTGTTCAAGCCAGGAATACGGAATGAATACATCATCATCCTGCTCTGGGAACAAGCCGTAAACACGGACACGAACCACATTACTGTCCTCGCCATATTTCCTGATCAATGACTGTATGTTGTCTTTATTGGTCCTGGCGCTGTCCATGGATGAAACAGTCAGCTTCTGATACATATCAGAATCACGGGTAAAGGCATCATAGAATGATCCGCTGGTTCTTGTAGGGTTGCCGCAAAGCAAGAGTTTATTATTGACACCTGATAAGGTTCCAAGGATTGCCTCCATGATCGGATCCGCAACACCGGACGCTTCATCAACGATAAAAAGCATATTATCCTCATGGAATCCTTGCATATTCTCTGGTTTTGCGGCTGTTCTTGCTACTCCGAACCACTGCTTTTCCCTGCCAATCATATACACATATGTCTTCGTCCACTTAAGAAGCAGGGGCAAAATCGGATTTTTATTCATCCATTTAGCAATTTCAGACCACAGTACATCATGAAGCTGGTTCTTAGTCGGAGCCGTTGCAACAACTCTGGCATTTGGAAAGCACAGGATGAACCACAAAAAAACAGCCGCCTCAAAAGCGGTTTTTCCAACACCTTGCCCGGATTTAATAGCTACTTTCGGATGCAAAGCAAGCCGTCTGGCAGCATCTGACTGCCAGTTGTCCGGTCCAAATTTTAAAACTTCACGGAAGAACTCATTAGGATCTGTTCTCCATGCATCTTTTCGCTGCATGACAAATTCTGCAAGCCCAGGCATTTAAT